TTGCGTAATTCTTTATAATATTTTGGATGCCTGAATTCCATCTTAATGTTTACCGTATGAAACAACTTTTACAGCAGGATCCCAACATTGTCTACAGTCACCGCAAGAATTATTTTGTGCAGGTGCTGGACATGTGGCGCCAGTTTCTACAACCATCGAAGAGTTAGGCCAGCTGTCGTTGCGCTGCCCAATCATGGGAGGGGAGAACCTGATCACCAAGTTGGCTGGTTTATTATCTAAATATTTTTTAATCCATGCTTCCCGCGTTGGCATCCAGTGCTTGACGTCCGGGGTCAACCTGCACACCTCATAAATCTTGTTGAGATGATCCAGGTCTTGCACATCCCCGGCATCATGCCATCTGAAATATTTCTGTCTTATTATCTGAGCGGCCATTGCCCGGGTCCATCCTTCAAGCTTGATTGCTGCAAGTCTTCTGTACTGTGCGATCTTAATTGCTTTGTATCTTGTATAGTTACCCTTTAAAGCGTAGCAGGCGCTGCAGACTGAGCCCTTAACCTTCCGAAGCTTGGATCCTGTTTTACACTCCCACGCTGGCAGGCTGTAACTCAGGCCAGGCATTTTACTTGTACGGGTCAGGCTGTCTGTAATCTTTCTTGCTTCTGTTACTTTCATAATTTAATCCTTTATTATCCTATACACTAATTGCTTGAGCTTGTCAAGTTGCTTGTGGCTTGCTGCTTGAAGCTTGAGCCTTGACCAGTGAGAGATCGAGGCCGGCGTGCTTTATTTTAATAGCCCGGGCAACAGGCCTGACACTGTATCCAGTGCTCTCACTGATCCCAGGCTACCGTCAAGCTCAACTGCGTACACCGGTCACATGAGGGTAGCCAGGGATCAGCGTCGGATTCAATGACACTTAAACAAAGGGGATTAGATCCTAATCCCACTAAAGGTGTTGTAGCAATTACTTAACTACATTACCGACTACTGATCCCAGGTCTGTCATTTAATGTTTGGAAATCTACTAGTACCATCCAACGCAAACGCCTTGCAAAGCGTATAACAGACCAGGGATCAGGCTAGACCTATGGCTCTAATTCCAAAGTAGTCTAGCTTTAACCCTACTTGCTTTTGTAGGTGCAAGTCCCCAGAATATTTATAGTTTATAGGGCCGATAAATATTCAAATGAGGGCCCGTTCAGTTAAAATGGTATAGAGTCCTCGTCCTCTATAATATTTAATTCTGTCTCAATTTTGTCAATCTCTTCTTTTATTTTAACTTGCAATTCTACCAAGGCGAGTTTTTTCGCCTGAAGTATTAATCTATCATGTATTTGTTCTGTTTTATTTTTTGTAATCATGTCCCAAGTATAATAGGATAATATGGCAGAAATAAGGCATATACAAAAATAAATATTTTTTTTTATCTTGACAATCCTAAATTATCCTATATAATAGGGGTGGGAGGTCGGGGATATAATATCCAAAGCACACCCAAAAAAACAATTTGACAGATTAATTATTATAGGATATATTAGGAGTATGTTTAACAAAACAGAAAGGCACAAATGCAAAAAGTAAGAATGAATACTGAACTACGTAATAAGTTGTTCAATAAAATAAAACACACTTTTGAAAATGAGAACACTCAAGAGAAAGAGGCATACTTACAGGCAAGAGAGCAAGTTGATTATGAATATAATATTGCACACAATCTTGCAAAAGAAGTTGTTGAAAGAGCATACCCACCAGAAGATGTTGCAGTATTAAGAACTTTCAAAAAGAAGTATGGCAACCCTTGTGATGTTGTTGCAAAAGACAAATGTTTTTATTTTGCACATAACGAAGATACTGACGAGGACGGCGACACTAAAGAAACTTCATCACATTTTGATTTTGGTTTGTTTGGTAATCTAAATGGTAGCGAATATAGTGATGAGGGCAAAAAATTTGCGTTTGCATATTTTAGAGAGGAACTAAAAGCACAAGATTGCAACCCAGATATTTTTGCACAACAAGAGGGCAAAGATGATAACCCACACAAAACAAAACATGTTGACCAATGTACTAAAGAACTTGGATATAATGGAAACAGTTATCATAGTGATAGTAATTCTAGCAACAATATTGGTATGGCAAAAACTTTTGATGACCAATACTATCTTGATGTAATTGGAACTTCTTATTGTAGATCAAGAGCGATAGCCTGTACTAAAAATGAATACGAGTTGTTTGAAAGGTGGCGAATTGCAAAAGCAAATCTGGTATCAAAACATCAATCATGGATTGATACAATTACTAAACAATGCGATCAATTAAAAATTGGATTGAAAGCATACAGGTACTTGAGCGAGGGTATTGAACTCGCAACTGAACTTGGAATAGAACTTGATGAGGCCGAACTAATTAGAACTAATTCAACAGGTTTGACTATCTATAATCCGAGTAATTTAGCTAGTATGATTAAAGGTATGAAAAATAAAAATCAATCAAGAGAGGCGAAGATATTGGCTAGAAAAAAATATGAGGAAAGTGTAAATTAACTATTGACAGTATGGGAGTAATAGTATATACTCCCATACATAACAGAAAGGTAGAAATGCAAGAAAACACTAAATTTAAAATCACATACTATTCTAACAAGGATAAGAAACACATTACAAGAAATGGAACTTGGACAGACAAGTCAAAATATTGGACAAGTAAAGTAGGTGCAAAGCTGATGACATATTTTGATGATGACGCACAAGGTTATAGAACTGCTAAAGGCAGTTGGAAAGTGAGGTTTTAATGACAAGTTTTGAATTTTATTGTTGCGTTGCGTTCTTTGGTTTAATTCTAACTTTGGGGGTAACTGTATAATGCCTAATAAACATTTTTGCCAAGGGCCAACATGTCATGAAACAATTACACAAGATAGATTTCTAAAATCTCGTGGAGTAATTCGTGGACGATATGCATATGCCGATTTAGGTAGTACGTGGTATTATGGTAGTGGCGATAAATTCTTTTGCTCTCAACGATGTAAGTTTGATTGGCTAGAATTAAATATGCCTCACATTGAACAAGGTAGACCGATTGAGTTTATCAGACACAGACGAGAGAGCCAAGGTTATGAGAAAGTACCAAATGATAATAGTTATTATGGCCCAAGTCATAGAATTGAAAAGATTGGGGGTGCGACAGAATAGTACAAAATAACATTTGACAAAAGTAGGAAAATAATATATAATCCTACACATAACAGAAAGGTAGAAATGCAAATACAATACAAAGACAAAACATACGACATACCAAAACCATTTGACCAATGTTATTTTGGTGCAGATCCAACAAAAGAGATGACAATCTTTAATCGATTCAGCGATGAGTCTTTTAGTCAATCAGCTAAATTACCAGCTTTTGCAGTGGCAATCTATGACACAATAATAGGTGCAGAACAGACGGAAGATTATAAGTTAATGCAAAAAGGTTTGACGTGGTTCCAAAAGAACTTCGTTGATGAATACTACGTTCTGTTAGACTAGTAGCCCAGGTGCAGTTTGGAATCATTCCAAACTGCGTCGCACATCCTATGCTATCCTTGCATACAAGCATAGGTTGTGCGCCGGGCATCAAGAGAATTGAACTGAAAGCTCAAGGGCGTCCATATCTAGCCACTGGCATTTCCCTGTACGTTACCGATGACCTGCAAGGGTAGGGACCTGGAGTTTGCTCGGCTGTGAGTACGTGCACGGAAAGCAGCTGGGTTGATATGATAGAGGTACCAGACCGGATCCGGTTTTTAAAAATTTCTTTAAAACATTTTTTTTATATACAGAAAAGGGGTCCCAAAGTTTTGTATTTATGCCAGCTTTCATACATTTAAAGTCCTAGAATACTTTTTTACTTTTTGAAAAAATAGTGTAAAAATTTTTTAGAAAATTTTTTTCAAATGATAGATAAAGATAAACTAAAGAATTTTAATAAGTTACCTGCTGATGTAAGAAGACAATTTTCATTATTGGCTAATCAGTATAGCGAAAAGAAAAAGACTGCTGCTATACAAAATAATTTTATGGATTTTGTAAAGCATGTTTGGCCGGACTTTATAGAAGGATCACATCATAAAAGAATTGCAGATAAGTTTAATAAACTTGCATCTGGAGAAATAAAAAGATTAATTATTAATATGCCACCAAGGCATACTAAATCAGAATTTGGATCTTATCTTTTGCCTGCATGGATGGTAGGTAGAAATCCTAAATTAAAAATTATTCAATCAACTAACACAACTGAATTATCTGTAAGGTTTGGTCGTAAAGCTAAATCTTTAATGGACTCACCAGAATATAAACAAGTTTTTAAAACTAGACTTAATCCTGATTCTCAAGCTGCAGGTAAATGGGAAACTGAACAAGGTGGTGAATATTATGCTGCTGGTGTTGGCTCTGCAATTACAGGACGGGGAGCTGACTTATTAATTATTGATGACCCACATACTGAACAAGATGCAATGAATAGTCAGGCTCTTGAGAGAACTTATGAATGGTATACATCAGGACCTAGACAACGTCTTCAACCTGGCGGATCAATTGTTGTTATTATGACAAGATGGAATGAAAAAGATTTAACAGGTAGATTGTTAGGCGCTCAAAAAGGAGTCAAAGCTGACCAATGGGAAGTTGTAGAATTCCCTGCTATCATGCCATCAGGTAAACCTGTGTGGCCAGAGTATTGGAATTTAGAAGATTTAGAATCTGTAAAAGCTTCTATTCCATTATCAAAATGGAATGCACAATACATGCAGAATCCTACTTCAGAAGAAGGTGCATTAATAAAACGTGAATGGTGGAAAGATTGGGAAGATGAAGAGATGCCACCATTGCAACACATCATACAATCTTACGATACAGCTTTTATGAAAAAAGAAAGTGCTGACTATTCTGCTATAACTACCTGGGGCGTGTTTCAAGAAAATGAAGACTCACCACCAAGTTTAATTTTAGTTGATGCATTAAAAGGTAGATATGAATTTCCAGAACTTCGTAGAATTGCATTAGAGCAATATGGCTACTGGAATCCGGAAACAGTTATAATTGAGAGTAAGGCATCAGGATTACCTTTAACTTATGAGTTGCGTAAAATGGGTATTCCTGTTATAAATTTCTCACCATCTCGTGGTAACGATAAACACACGAGGGTAAACGCAGTATCTCCACTCTTTGAGTCGGGACTGATATGGGCGCCCAAAGAAATGGACTTCGCACAAGAAGTCATTGAGGAATGTGCAGCTTTTCCTTATGGAGACCATGATGATCTAGTGGACTCAATGACCCAAGCTGTTATGAGATTTAGACAGGGAGGTTTAATTAATCACCCTGAAGATTACGAGGAGGAAAAAATGCCTCCACAACAGAGGACATATTATTAATGGAAGAAGAAACATACGCAGATGTAATTGATGCATACAATTCTAGTAGTGAAAAGCTTCAAGGCATTTCATTGACAGACTATATAAAAAGGAATAATATAAAAATTAAGGAGATTGAAATGTCTCCTTTAGAAGATTTAAGAAAAATAGCTAAAAAGGCTAACGGAGGAATCATGAGAAATTTTTACGCACAAGGCGATGAAGTTGAAGAGTTTCAAGAAGAAGACTTAGACACAATTGAATTAATGAAAGACCAAGGTATTCCTATGGGTGAACAAGTCAGGGCTCAGGATACAGGCATCATGCAAATGGCTGACGTAGATTTAGATCCTCTAGAAGACGAATATCAAAAATACAGATTCGATATGTTAGAACAAGGTTTAGACCCAATGTCTTTTGAAGAATTTAGAAGAGAAGCTATGAGTGATATGGCTGCGATAAGACCTGAAGTTAGAATTGAAGAAGTTGTAAAAGAATTTATTAGAGAAAGAGGACGTAAACCAAACTCCCTAGAAGAACTAAAAGAATTTTATGAAATGAGAATGGGTACAGCAGCTGATCCTAATATGAAAATTGTTAAAGAATTAGTTGAAGATGATAAAACTAGAATTACTTTAGCTGACGGAAAACTAGTTGGCGATCAAGTTAAATTAGATGTAGACGGAGATGGAAGCATCGGAGCTGATGATCTTAAAGCTCTAAGAGATAATAAACAATCAGGCGGACTAGCAGCGATACTAGGAGTTTAAATTGAAACTCCATCAATACAATGAGATGATGGCGTATCTTACACGTCGAGAGCATTTTGCTGACGGCTCACCTCCACCAAAAAAACCTTACAACGCACTTCAGTTTAAAAAGAAAACAGATACTTTATTACAAGGTGTATATGGAACAGGAAAATCTTCTAATGCTTTTCTTGTAGACTTAATGCAACAAGAATTAAACAAGGCTGTTGAAGAAGGTGTTGTTACAATGGAAGAAGGTCTTGAGTTTATTAAAAGCAGAAAAAAATATTACGACGATTATTTATTAGAAAAAAGTAAAAATACTGATGGTCCTATTAGTTTGCCATCTGTAGAAGAGAGAAAAGAATTAAAAGCAGGTGCCACACCAGGAGTCTCAAACCCTAAAGGTGATAAATATAAATTGACAGCTACTCAGTTAGAAAATTTAAAAAGTAAAATATTAAAACTAAACGAAGGACTACAAGGTATTTCTTTTACTCTTGGTAAAACTCCCAAAGGAGGAACTACAATTAGATTAGCAAACAATGCTCGTGTTTTCAGAGATCTTACAGGGACTTCTCATTTTAGCGCTGCACCAACAGATGAGGGATTACAAAAATTAATTGATAAATCAAATGAAATTAAAGAAACAGATGTTTACAAAAAATATATTACAGGTGTTAAACCTGATGGACGATCAAAAACTTTAGATCAAGAAACTTTAGATAAAAGAAAAGATCAAAAGAATATAGTTAAAAAAGAAAAATATGCTCGATATAAAAAACAAGATCCTTTTAATATTTATGATACATTAAAAAGATATAAAGGAGAAAAATTTCCTGGAACTCTTTCTCAAGAAATTCAAATACAACATGGACAACCAAAATTTACCACACAGACTTTAAGTAGAATGGGTCTAATACCTGTAGAAACAAATAATCTTCCTGTAGTTAAAAATATGGAACGTATAAGAAATGAATTAGTAACAAGTATTAATAAAAAATTAAAAAATCCTAATCGATCTATTGCAGATAAAAAAATTCTTATAGAAGAATTTAATGATACTATGAAAGGATTACGAGGTCAGCTAAAAGGTAGTGATGCGCAAGGATTAGTTAACTTTGAATTATTAGATATTGATGAAAAAGGAAATGTTAAAAAATTAAAAGACGTCGGATTTAATCCTAAAAAAGGATTAGCTTATGGAAGCGAATTAGGTGAGTTAGATTTATCTAAAATTACAAAAGAACAAGCTGATGAAATTATAAAGTTAGGTAAAAAGAAAATAGATATTGAAGCATTAAAATTAACAACTAGTGCAACCACTGCAGATAAAATAGATAGACCTGAAAAAGCAAAACTATCAGACGCATTTAAAAAATTTGGTAAGTACGCAAAAATAATTGCTAAACCTGTAGTAAGAGCAGTGTCACCTTTCATACCTATTGTTGGAACAGCTGGTACATTAATGGGTGCAGCTGATGTAGCTGAAGCTTCTACGTTTACAAAAAAACCAGATGATCTTGGTATTGCATATTTAGCTGGTCCAGAGGTCGCAAAAAAGTATGGAGAATTTAAAGAGAGTGTAAGAGGTAAATCGGATGAGTTCGAAGAATTTGTACCCTAAGAAATGGCTCCTGCCGCCTGAATCAGGACCCACGCCTCAAGGGTTGAATATTAACTATAATACTGTTAAGACAGTGAAACTGGAGAAAATAAAAAATGGCAGACAAAATAGACAAGTCCCTGACGCAAGGACCAAGAGGTTCGGCAGTTATACCGGGTGAAGAAGTAATTCAAGAAGCGGTAGAACAAGAAGTAGTAGAAGAGCAACAAGCACCAGGGCCCATAGAAACAACAGAATTAGAAGACGGATCAGTACAAATAGATTTTGATCCAGCGGCAGCTCAACCAGAAGGTGGAGATGAGCACTACGCAAACTTAGCAGAATTTTTACCAGAAGAAGTTTTACAAGAGATGGGTTCAGACCTTTCTCAAAAATATCAAGATTATCAAATGGGTAGAAAAGAATGGGAACGTTCTTACACTCAAGGTTTAGATTTATTAGGTTTCAAATATGATATGAGAACAGAACCATTCCAAGGAGCAAGTGGTGCAACACACCCAGTTCTAGCGGAAGCTGTTACTCAATTTCAAGCTTTAGCTTACAAAGAATTACTTCCAGCAGATGGTCCAGTTAGAACAGCTGTGATTGGTGCACCAAGTGAAGACAAAGCTAAACAAGCACAACGTGTTAAAGATTTTATGAATTACGAGCTCATGGAAAAAATGAAAGACTATGAGCCCGACTTTGATCAACTGCTCTTTTATCTTCCTCTTGCAGGGTCAGCTTTTAAGAAAACTTATTACGATGAGTTGACTAAACAAGCGACATCAAAGTTCGTACCCGCAGATGATTTGATTGTTCCCTACACGGCTACCTCATTAGACGATGCAGAGGCAATCATCCATCGGGTAAAAATTTCTAAAAACGATTTAAGAAAACAACAAGTTGCAGGTTTTTATTTAGACGTTGAGTTAGGTGACCCTACTCAAGAAACAGATGACGTTGAGAAAAAAGAAAGAGA